GACATGCAACAAGAAACGGCGGCTGGGTACAGGGGCGAGACTACATCAATCCTGCTATCCAGCCTATTTTTGACAAAATTGCAGATGCGGCATGGAAGGAGGTTACTAAGCTATGAGTACAACTGTTGACGAACGTGTCGTCGAAATGCGGTTTGATAACAAACAGTTTGAACAGAATATTCAGACCAGTTTATCAAGCCTCGATAAGTTGAAGAAGAGCCTTAACCTCGAAGGGGCGGCGAAAGGCTTAGAAACCGTAAACGATGCCGCAAATAAATGCAGTGGGAATATGTCACCGCTGAGTAATGCAGTTGAGACTGTGCGAGTGCGATTTTCGGCATTGGAAGTGATGGCGATTACAGCTTTGCAGAACATTACCAACTCTGCACTTGCTGCTGGAAAAAATCTTGTCTCCGCTTTTACCATCGATCCGATTAAAACCGGTTTTGAGGAGTATGAGACCCAGATCAATGCCGTTCAGACAATCCTTGCAAATACCTCTTCAAAAGGCACAACTCTTGATCAGGTAAACAATGCGTTGGATGAACTAAACCATTATGCAGATATGACCATTTACAATTTTACGGAGATGACTCGTAATATTGGTACATTCACTGCGGCTGGCGTTGATCTGGATACATCTGTAGCAGCTATTAAGGGTATTGCAAACCTTGCAGCTGTTTCTGGTTCCAATTCTCAGCAGGCGAGCACCGCTATGTATCAGCTTTCACAGGCACTGGCGGCAGGAACTGTAAAATTGCAGGACTGGAACTCTGTGGTAAACGCTGGTATGGGTGGTCAGGTATTCCAGGATGCGCTGAAGGAAACGGCTAAAGTTCATGGAATTGCCATTGATGAGATGATCAAAGATGAGGGCTCATTTAGAGAGACTCTGAGTAAAGGATGGCTTACATCTGACATCTTGACTGAAACTTTGGCAAAATTTACAGGTGACCTCAACGAAGACCAGCTTCGGACTATGGGGTATGCCGATGACCAGATCAAATCTATTATGGAGATGGGTAAAACGGCGAACGATGCAGCGACAAAAGTAAAGACTTTTACTCAGCTGTTCGACACGTTGAAAGAGGCTGCCCAGTCCGGATGGACACAAAGCTGGGAAATTATAGTCGGTGACTTTGAGGAGGCGAAGGAATTACTTACCGAAGTGAGTGATACGTTCAGTGCCGTAATCAATGCATCTGCCGACGCAAGAAATAAAATGCTTCAGGATTGGAAAGACCTCGGCGGTCGAACCATGATGATTGAAGCGGTAAAGAATGTTTTCGAGGGATTGGTTAGCGTTGCTAAGCCGGTTCGGGAGGCATTCAACGAAATCTTCCCGCCAATGACTGGAAAACAGTTAGCCGAAATCACAGAGCGTATCCGTGATCTGACAGCAAAATTCAAAATGGGGGAAGAGAGTTCTAAGAATCTTAAAAATACGTTTAAAGGTGTATTCGCAGTGCTTGATATCGTCGGCCAGGCTTTCAAAGCTGTTGCTGGCGGTGTAGGCGAATTGATCAGTCTTTTCTTACCGGCTGGAAACGGCGTGTTATCACTTACCGGAAGCTTTGGAGAGTATCTGGTTAAGCTGGATGAAACGGTAAAGAAGACAGACATCTTTGGCAAAGCAGTTTCAACTGTTGTTGATATTGTAAAGACGGCTATTACGTTCGTAAAAACTGCTGGAGATAAAGTCAAAGAATTTGGCAAAGTTGCCGGAGAGAAGTTCGATTTCCCTGGATTTGAATTATTCCACTCATTCCTTGAACGAGTACATGACCGCATGGCTCAGATTGGCGATGGTGCTGGAAAAATGAAGAGTGGTGTCATTGTTGCTTTTGAAATGATGGGAGAAGCACTGGAGAAGTGCAAATTCTTACAGGTGCTAGAGGCATTATGGAACGCAGTTAAAGCTATTGGTGGTGGAATAGCGGATCTTTTAGGAAGTATGATTAGCGGTCTTGGAAAGGCTGATTTTAATGGAATAATTGATCTGCTCAACGGTATCACAACCGGTGGACTTTTCATTGCAATTTCTAATTTTCTCAACAGCAAGGCTGATAAGAAGGGAATTTTCGGATTCATCGAAAGCCTTGTAGAAAGTCCGTTGTCTCAAGTTGGGGATATTCTCGACAGTGCTAAGAGCATACTTGACGGGGTTAGAGAGAGCTTCGAAGCATTCCAGACAAATCTTAAAGCTGGCACACTGATTAAAATTGCAACAGCAATCGGAATACTTGCCGCATCTATCGTGGTAATCGCAACCATCGACAGCGATAAACTTTCAGCTTCTCTCGGGGCTATAACTGTTCTCTTTGCTAATTTACTCGGGGCTATGGCTATTTTTGAAAAAATTGCCGGTTCCAAAACAAAAGTATCTAAAGCATGTACGGCGATGATTGCTATGTCAGTTGCAGTATCTATTCTGGCAGGAGCTTTGAAGAAAGTTTCAGACCTTGATTGGGGTGAACTTGCAAGAGGCTTGGTTGGAATTGCTGGTCTTACGACTATTGTTGTTGCATCATCTAAAGCTATGGCAAGCGGTCAGAAGCAGGTTATGAAAGGCGCTACCAGCTTAATTATATTTGGAGCGGCTATCAAAATTCTGGCTTCAGCATGTAAAGACTTATCAAAATTACAGTGGGATGAACTCGAACGAGGTCTGACCGGAGTAGGAGTATTATTTGCTGAGATTGCTGTATTCCTTAGAGTTGCAAAATTCAACGGGAAAATGATTAGCACTGCGACTGGAATCGTTATTCTGGCGGCAGCAATGAAGGTTCTGGCGTCCGCTTGCAAAGACTTTGGTCAGATGGAGTGGAGCGAGATTGGAAAAGGATTAGCTGGAATCGGTGGATTACTTGCCGAACTTGCTATCTTTACGAATTTGGCTGGAAATGCGAAACATGTGATGTCTACTGGTGTGGCTCTAATCGCTATTGGCGCCGCAATGAAAATCTTTGCTTCTGCTGTGAAAGATTTCGGTCGGTTACAGTGGGATGAAATTGGCAGAGGTTTAACTGCTATGGGCGGTGCACTTGCAGAAGTAGCTATTGCGGTTAATCTGATGCCGAAGAACATGATCGGTATTGGAACAGGGCTGGTTATCGTCGGTGGAGCACTTGAAATCATTGCAAACTGTATGAGTAAATTCGGAGGTATGCAGTGGGAAGAGATCGGTAGAGGTCTTACCGTCATGGGTGGGGCCTTAGCTGAGTTGGCTATCAGTCTCAATTTCATGAAAGGTACGCTTGGTGGATCAGCAGCATTGTTGGTTGCGTCCGGAGCCTTAGCTGTTCTTGCGCCGGTACTCAGTATTTTGGGAGCGTTATCGTGGGAAGCGATTGCGAAAGGACTTATTTCTATTGCCGGAGCATTCACAATTATCGGCGTAGCAGGCGCGGTACTTACACCATTGGTTCCGACTATTCTGGCATTATCGGGAGCGTTTGCATTGATTGGTGTTGGGGTTCTTACAATCGGAGCGGGTTTACTTGCAGCTGGCACAGGACTTTCGGCACTTGCTATCGGATTCACAGCGCTGGCAACTGCTGGTGCCGCTGGAGCGACTGCAATCGTAGCAGCACTGACAGTTATCGTTACTGGTATCGCTGGCTTAATTCCGGCTGTTCTTACAAAAGTCGGAGAAGGGCTTATTGCGATCTGCAAAGTTATTGCTGCCGGAGCGCCAGCTATTGGTGAAGCTGTAAAGGCAGTTGTCTTAACGCTGATCGATGTACTTGTGTCCTGTGTACCGCAGCTGGCAGACGGAGCTTTACAATTAGTGGTTGGTGTATTAGCGGCTCTGGTTACTTATACGCCTCAAATTGTAGATCTAGCTTTCAAATTCCTTATTGGAATTTTAGATGGTATTGCTAGTAATTTGCCGTCACTGATTAAAGCTGGAATCGATGTCCTTATGACATTCTTTGCTGGTATCGTCGATGCGTTAAGCGGAATTGATACTGGAGCTTTATTGAAAGGAATTGCCGGAATCGGTCTGTTATCAGCTATTATGCTTGCTCTTAGTGCAACAGCAGCGCTTGTTCCTGGGGCGATGGTTGGAATTCTTGGAATGGGAGCAGTCGTCGCTGAGATGGCATTAGTGCTTGCGGCTGTCGGACTCTTATCGAAACTTCCAGGACTTTCTTGGCTTATCGGAGAAGGTGGAAAGCTTTTACAGGGAATCGGAACGGCAATCGGCCAGTTCGTTGGTGGAATCGTCGGCGGATTTATGAGTGGTGTGTCGAGTCAGTTCCCTCAAATTGGAGCTGATTTATCCGCTTTTATGAATAATGTTCAGCCGTTCTTACAGGGAGCCAGTCAGATTCAGCCATCTATGATGGACGGAGTAAAGGCATTAGCCGAGACCGTGCTTATTCTGACAGCGGCTGATATTTTACAGGGATTGACTTCTTGGCTTACAGGAGGATCATCCTTATCTAAGTTCGGAGAGGAACTTGTACCGTTTGGCGAAGCCATGAGAGATTTCTCATTGGCCATCGGAAACATGGACGGAGAAATCGTGGCAAATGCGGCAACAGCTGGCAAAGCATTAGCTGAAATGGCTGCCACAATTCCAAATACAGGTGGATTGGTGTCTTTCTTCGCAGGAGAAAATGACATGACTGCTTTTGGAAAACAGCTTGTACCATTTGGCGAAGCTATGAAACAGTTCGGGGACGCAATTACTGGACTTGACGCAAATGCTGTTACAGAAGCGGCAATCGCTGGCAAGGCTATGGCAGAGATGGCAACAACCATTCCAAATTCGGGTGGTGTTGTAGGATTCTTTGCTGGCGAAAACGATATGGGCGAGTTTGGAAAACAGCTTGTGCCATTCGGTGAAGCAATGAAAGCATTTGGCGATGCAGTTCGTGGACTGGAAGCAGATGCAATCGTCAATTCTGCAACGGCGGGCAAGGCATTAGTCGAGCTTTCTGACACGGTTCCGAATACTGGTGGCGTTGTAGCATTCTTCACGGGTAACAATGATGTCGATACTTTCGGTGAGAAACTTGTACCGTTTGGTGAAGCCATGAAGGCATATTCCGAAGCTATTATGGGTATGGATTCTGCGGCTATTACGAACTCGGCAACAGCTGGTAAAGCCCTGGTGGAGCTTGCCAATACAATTCCAAATACCGGAGGACTTGTAAGCTGGTTTACCGGCGACAATGATCTTGGTAGTTTTGGCGATAGTCTTGTTCAGTTCGGAAGTGGAATTAAGAGTTATTCGGATTCTATTTCTGGAATCGATACCGGAATCATGTCAAGTGTGATTACCCAGGTGAATCGACTTGTTGAAATGGCTAAAGGAATGGCTGAATTAGATACGAGTGGTATGAGTGGTTTTAGCACAGCACTGATTCAGCTTGGAAACAACGGTATTGACGGTTTCATCAATGCGTTTACAGATGCGAGCGGAAGAGTGACATCCGCCGCGACCTCTATGCTGACGACATTCATCAATGCGGCTAATGCTCAGAAAGGTAATCTGACATCTACGTTTACGACCATGATGCAGGCTGTACTTACGACTCTTACGAACTATCAAACCCAGTTCAATACTGCTGGCTCTACGTTGATGACAAAATTTATCAGCGGAATTAAATCTCAGGACGGAAATACCAAAACTGCAATTACCAACATTATTAGCGGTTGCATCACTGCAATCAATAATAAGCAGACTCAGTTCAATACTGCGGGTGCGAACCTCATGATCAAGCTTATTGCTGGAGTTAAATCGAAAGATTACGAAACCAGAAATGCGTTTGTAAACATCTTAAGTTCATGCCTTACAGCTATCGCGAACAAGTATCCGGAATTTCAAAATGCAGGAATGCAGTGCATGATTAAGTTCATCGCTGGTGTTAAGGAAAAAGCCGAAGAAGTAAAAACAGCTTTCACTGGCAATCTTAATGCTTCTGTAACAGCTATCCGGGATTA